ATGTGTAATACATTATAACAAGTGAGCCTAAAACTAACGTGGCTCTAGTTATCTTGGGTAATCTTACACCTGTTCTTTTAAGATTAAACATTCTTTTTAGCTTCTTTTTCACTCCTTTTCTCCTGATCTTTTACTAACTTTTTAAATTCTTTATTAAAGATTTTATCAAAGTTTGAATTAAATTTATCCTTGTCTACTGGTCTGGCGGTAGATCCTTTACCGCCATGTGTCTGTCCTGATGCCATTAACTTTCTTCCTGATAAGGTTTTCCCAAACTAAAGACTAACAAAGGAAGTAAGATTATAATGCCTTCAAAGCACATATATTCTCCTTCATCTGTTAAACTATTGTGTACCCAGATCGGTCTTGCATCACAGAACTCTAAGTCTAAACCTACTCCATTGCGTAGTTCTAAAGATATACTATATCCACCTACATGAATTGAAAACATATTAAGCCGCCAGTTGTATACGTTGGTTAGTGAATGCAGATCGTACTGTCTGCTGTCTTTGATTTTGTATAGCTGCTATGTTGTGCATAGATGATTCCCTTGATGTTTCTGCATGAGTTGACCAATCTGTCATAGCATTATATACAGCCCAGAAATTACTACCTAATCTGTGTTTGTATACTCCTACATATTTTGCCCAGATAAACTCTAAACTTTTATTCCTGCGGGGCATGTCTTGCAACGCTGTTTCCGGTGTTCCACCATCGGCTATCAACTCTAATGCTTTATTAGCTTTAAGAGACTTACAAAAGAATATAAACGCTTGCTGATCTGTGACTTGTTTTTTAGACCACTCTGCCCACAACTCTCTTTCTTTTTCAAAGACCTCTAAAGATTTAGTAATTGCTCTACCACCATGCTCAATGTTCAAAGAGCGAGTGTGTTTAGCTTTAAACACTGCAACCTCACCGCCAACAAAGACCTGTAGATTTGTACAGGCTTGCTGTATAGCTGCTGCACTAATCATAAACGGCCATGTCCCATCAAAGGATGATATAGATAATAGACTTAACGCTGCTGTATCACCATCTGGTGTCTGATAAGTATGCTCTGGAAGTCTATACTGCACAAAAGTTCTTGATCCATTGTGAGATGTTCGGATAATTTCCTGCATATTATTTAACTGTAGCCCTGATCGCTCTAAGATATTACGGGTTACATCTATCATGTGCTTCGGTGCTACAGCTTTATAGCCATGACCATGTACTCCAAGTTCTTCTCCTGTATCTGTTCGATAGATTACAGACTTAGAACTAGGGAACTCAGTACCATCATCGTCAGCCAAATAAACTAAAGGTGCAGTAGCTATATCAAAATCTGCTTGGCCGTAACCACCATCTCTAATAGAGTTGAGGGCTGTGTTGTTTGTAAACATCGGTGTAATATTATTCATTTGGATTCTCCAATTATTGAGATTAAATTATATAAAATTAAACAACTACTGTCAATAATAAAACATCACTTGACAGTATTAAAAATACCTTTAAAATACCTTAAAGGGTTTATGCACTTTTTAAGTTATCTTCAGTAGGATATACATAAGTATCCTCTAAATCTTTAAAGTTAATTGAATCTTTAAAACAGTTTTTACATAACTGTTCGTTATACTTGTGGTCTTCATAATCCCTTAAACACATACTACAGTTTAAAATTCTTCCTTGTTTATCTGATCTAATAGTCATAGTGGTTTCACCTTTTTCTTTTCTTTAGCTTTAAATTTCTTCAAAGAGCCAGTCGATATTACATAAATATATTGCCATTTATATCCTGTCTTAACTCTCCAACCCCCATACCAACCACCAAGCCATACTCTGACAGGCTCATAACCTCTATCTAAAACCTTCTGCATGGTGGGATTTTCAATAGCATATTTACTCATCTATATTCTCCCGTTGCTCAACATAATAATTATTGTTTAGTGATACCCATGATAGGTATTTAGCCGCATCAAGGGCATTTTCTTCCCAGTAGTAACTCTCTAATTTATAGCCATCGCCTTGGCGAATGACATACCAATTGCCAGAGAAACGATTAGGGCTAGGTTCGTTATTCATTAGCTTCACCTTCAATAACCTCTACAGGTTCTCTATCTACAACCTTCCTGCCATACTCTTCGTAATAGCTTCCCGCTTTAGCGAACTTCAAAGCTTCTTCAGGACTGCTTGCAGGAACATCAATATAATATCCATGAACTTCAGACATCATAACTTTATATCTATTTAATTTAGACTCTACATCTTTCTGCATTATTAATTTATCCATTAGGACACCTCACTTACTATAGATTTTTTAAGCCACTCACCCATCATAACTTCTTCTTTAGTTTCTAATCTAGGAAGCAGTGGCGGTTTGACATAAGGTTTAAGCAAATCATCTGTCATTTCAGGATACCTATACATCTTATTGTGTAGTCTTTTATAATCTAAACCTGTAGCTTCAGCATACTCAAAGACTGTATAGTACATTCCTGTTTGTAGTTTAGGATGACTACCTACAAATTTAATTTTTTTAGTCTTCGACTTTGACGGCATCGGGTTCTCCTAAATAAGTTATAATATAAAACTCTCCAAACTGCTGACCAATTTTATGTGCATCTTCTATAGTTGCAGCATATTGAGTACAGCCCATCTCACTCCAATCAATTGCCCACATAGCTATTCTCCTGTTAGACAGCACATAGAACTATTACGCCCTATGTGCTGTGAGTTATATCAACGCTCAATAGTTACTCTGAAATCTACAGCATCTAGTTCAGATCTTACTGCACTGATAACGTGTTCACTTATATCATCTTGTACAGCCCTAAGTACAGTTCGCTCTATATCTTCAGGATCTATTTGATCTTGGTGTAAATGCTCCAACTCGTCTATTCTATATTCAAGATCATTACACTGACCTACAGCATTTTCTGCTTCAGCTTGTGAATCATCTACACCATCAGCTAAATCATCTAGTCTGCTTTCTATAGCGTTTAATCTTTCATCATCTGATACAAGTACAGCATCATCAGACGACACTTCTTTAGCTTTTAATTTTAACTCTAAAAGCTCGCCCTCTAAACTTGAAATCCTTTTAGCGTTTGCCCCTTGTAAATATTCTAAATCGTCTATTCTACGTTTTACAAAAGCAATTTCTGTTTTGTTCATAATTCTAGTATCAATCCACGCTTCTACTGCTTCAATTAAACTTTTCATTTTGTTTCTCCAGTTAAATAAGTATAATGAACTTCACTAACATGATTACCATCTTGCCACTTAGGTGACTTTGTAGCTAAAAAACTACACCAACTATTCCATAAATTCTCAGTACCATATTCATGGCACAACTCTATATAAGCTAGAATCTTTTTAGCATTTGCTTCTAAACCCTTGATAGTCTTAGGGTTTTGAGATAACGAAAACGCTTTAGGATCTAAGTTATACATTTTAATATTGTGAACATCCATGCAACCAACCAACCCCGCTGTCAATTGACAAGCAAATCCTGCTTTTGGCACTCCTAAACCATCAACTCTAAGAAATACTTTCATCAGAGACTGGGCTTTTTCAGTGTCGTTTTTCTTAGAATTTATAACAGCCATCACCTGACTATACATTTTATGCTTGTGAGTCTGTAAGTATCTATAGGTTTTGCCTTTGTTACCCCACAAGAATTTACTGTCTGCTTTATTTTTTCTTACATCAGCAAGCTGATCTCCAACACCCAACCAGTTTTGCTGGATGCTAAGAACTACCATGAGTATGACATCTGCCATATTGTTTACTGATCTTTGTGCATACTGCTGACAATTAACTGCATGAACTTTGTACATAAATCACCTCGTTTTGTTTTGACGTTTTCCAAGCTACAGAACCTCCGTTTTGCTGTCAACACATTTCCCTGCGATAGTAACCTTGTGAAATACACATACACATATAAACTTTATAGGAACAACCCCTTCTTCTTTAAGTGCTTAAAATTTAATTCACACACTATATCCACCATCTCATATAGGATTATTCTATCTTTGCTTTCAAGCTTCTGACTACAAATCCACTTGTATAACTCTTCAAAATTATCTATATCTTTTACTTCAGTAAGTTTCTGCATAATATCTCTCCAAAAAAATGCCCTCCGAAGAGGGCTAAGAGGGGTGATAAACTTTATAATCTACCTGCCATTAGAGTTCCGGCATCGTAGGGTTCAGAATAGAATCCATGTTTGTGCAGTATATTATATAAATCTGGATGGACACCATCAGTATCTTTGTGGACACCAAATGTCATATAATAATCCCAAAGTGGCAAACCATCTGGAGCCAGACCACACTCAGAATTCTTAAACCACATACCATTATTTTCTTCATAGTCACTATCAAATTCTACAGCATCTACAGCATCTAACTGCGGGAAGTGAGTATTTAATATACTCAACATAGTCTTTATTTTAATCATAGCTTTACTCCTCAGTTTCTTTACCAACAAGATAAGCGATAACAAATCCACTTAATATAATTATTACTATCGTATTAAAATCAATCATTGTCAAACCTCCAAAAAAACCCCCTCCGAAGAGGGGTAAAGGACTGCTAGGGGAAATTAGTTAATTTATTGAAGCCTACTACTAACGTAATAGGCTTTATAAATTTACTATATTACTCAGGTTCAACCCATTTCATATTAAATACATTCGGGAAAAACTCTCTGTTCCATTTGGCATTATCTAATAATCTTACCCAGACTCTACCAGTGCTAGATGGTTTATGTGGTGGAGTGCCACCTTCAACAACCCAAGCTTCATTATCTCTACTATGTACTAATTCTTTCTCAACGACAGATTCACCAGTTTCACTATGTACTAATTTCCAACCTTGTTTAATTATAGACATTATAATACTCCTTCAGCTATTGCTTTATATAAAACTAAACCAAACCACACTGTAGCTATAACACTACAGAACAAAAACATTTCTACGAAAAACCTCGTTAAATTACTCATCATTGCATTCCTTTTTAGATTCTTTACGAAAGCGTTTGTTGTAACCACGCTTAACTCTTTTTACTACGCCCTTTTTAAAGTTATGATACTTGCGGTATTTTGATAATACATCAAACTCATCACCAGATTTTAACTTAATTTTATCCATACTAAACCTCCGCTAAAAACACTTCTGGTTTTAATTCTATTACTTGTTCCCAATGCTCACAATAATCTCTTATATTAAAATCACCATCATCAACCAGATCAGCATCAATAATATATTCTTCAAAGTAATCATCTCTCATTACAATCTTATCATCAATAAGATCCCAGAAAGCTTTATCCTGACCCATAGTTATATCAACATCTGATATAACATAAGTAGAACCAAACTTACGCTTCCAACTTTGTGGGCATTCACCCTGACCATCCCAATCATGGGCGGCATAGTTTTCTAAGAGTTGAGTGATGATTACAATTTTCATAGCTTTATACCTCTTTAGCTTCAGTTAAATGTTTAATAGAATCTACTATATCCATTAGCCCATCTAAATCCCTTTTAGCCATCTCTGGCCTATTAAGATCTAAAGATTCAGCAACGCGATAAACATACTCTACAGCCCAAGTAATTTCATTTCTAAGAGCAGTAGCTCTTTCAGCATCAGTCAGTTTGTATTTAACCATGTCGTCACCTATAAATTATATTATTAATAGAAATTAAAAGCCGTCCGTGGCTGATAGATTATTTAGCCGCTTGTAAGATTTCAAGCATTGCATCCAGTTTAGAATCAATGTCAGAGACTTTAGTCTCAAGTGCAGTAATTCTATTATCCATCTTTTTAGCTACGCTATTTTGAGCCGGAGCAGTTTTCTTGACAGCCTTTGGCTTTTTAGAATCTAAAGCCTCTTCAGCTTGCTGAACTGTCTGCTGTTTAGCTTTAGCTACTGGTTTAGCTTTAACTTTCTTAGCAGCCTTCGGCTTTTTAATCAGCTTCAAAATTTCCTTTGGAACAAGCTGATGCTCTCTGAAGTCAGTGACTTCGGCATGGGTCATGTAAGAATCTTGATCGCCATAGAATTTATTCAGAATGGCGTTAAACACTTTGGTCAAACCATATCGCTCTGAAGGATTCTTGGCATGGATATTAGCAAAGTGACAAGCTACGCCATAGACTTGTTTAGCAGTAGCAATTTTGTTCGAGTCGATTTTTGCAAAATTAATGTGTGTCATAATATCACCTATTTTATTTTTGATTTCGTTTGAGCCGTTTTTGGCCGTTGTCGTTTTGACGTTTTCCAAGCTACACAGATCTGGTTTTGCCGTCAACATCTTTTTCACGCACTCTTTTTCCTACGCATTATGCGTATTAAAACAGGTGAAAAAAGTAAAATTGCTCATTTTTGGGGTCAAAGTTCTTTAGGTGCTAGGAATATTATTCCCATGTATTAGGAATATCATTCCGACCTGTGCAGGATTAGTCTATACCATAGACTGTATGTGTGTGAAGACTTTTAAAGTCTTTGAGGATGTAAAAATGGCTGGGTCTTTTTCGCCAATTCCTCCTTCGGAGGGTTGTTAGCTAAGAAATCTAGCAATCTGTTTAGAAGTATAATCCTTAGATTATAAATCCTTGTAAGTCGTTGAAATCCTTGGAAGTCTCTATAGAAATTCTAAAGAATTTTAAAAGTCTCTAAAGTCTCTACAGTTTGGAAACTAGATTATAAATCTATGGAGATCTCTCAAGTCTTTTAAAGACTTTATAGCGTGGGCGATAGAATCTATTGATTCTTTGGAAGTCTTTTAAAGACTTTATGGGGCGGGCAGGTGACCATACCCCCACCCCCCTATATATACACAATCATATACATTTTGACAGACTTTGGAGTGTCAACCAGTTAGCGCGGCAGCTTTAAAGACTTTAAAGGTGAGAGTAAGTGCAGATAAGTGTACATAAAGAACACTTATATGTACATAAAAAAGGGGAGGAAGATGGTTGTGACTAAAATGACTATATAACCCCGGTGGGCTTAATATCTATTATAGGAGTAATATTGAATTCTGTCAATCTATTTCGTATGTATTCGCTGCATGAGCCTCCACTTACATATACCATTAATGATATATAAGTGTATATATGACGTATAATATATCATAAAAGGTATAAACTACTTGACAGTAATGCTTTTTAGGTATATACTATATATATATAATAGATAAACTAGATTAGATATGAGTCAGACTAAAGAATTAACAACCAAGCAGGAAGCTTTTCTCAACCACTTAGTTGAAGTAGGAGGTGATCCGCGCAAAGCAGCAGAATTAGCTGGCTATGCAGATAGTAGTTATCCAGCGGTTGTTAAATCATTAAAGACGGAGATCTTGGATCTAGCTACAAATATCTTAGCCCAGTCTGCACCTAAAGCAGCGATGAAGCTCGTAGACATTATGGATAGTGCAGAGCCAATTCCACAGGCCAATATGCGTATACAAGCAGCACAAACCATATTAGATCGTGTAGGTTTAGGGAAGACCGACCGTTTAGATGTAACGGTAAACACGGCAGGTGGTATTTTTGTATTACCCGCAAAACAAGAGACAGTGTTGGAGGGTGACTATGAGGAGGTCTAGTAGCACAATTCCTTTTGGTTATGAGTTAAACGAAAACAACCCAGAGTTGTTGATAGAAGTACCCGAACAATTAGAAGAGCTTGATAAGATGATTGATATGATCAAGCAAAGAACTTTAAGCCTACGAGAAGCGTCATTGTTTTTAGAACATAAAACAGGAAGAGCAATCTCCCACATGGGTTTAAAAAAGATAGCAGATAAAAGACAATGAAAGATTGGGAAGTTAATCCCGACAATTATGCAAAGGACGATACTGGAGAGTTTATACTAAAGGTTGATGGGACTCCGCGCAAAAAGTCAGGAAGAGCTAAAGGATCTAAGGGAAGAGGATATACATATCATTCTCAAACTAAAGCTAAAATGGCTGCAAAGAAACAAGTAAAAGAAAAAGAAAAGAAACTTAAAGCAGCACAGAATAAAGTCGATAGTTATAAAAAGGCTATCAGTAGCACCAAGAAAACTTTAAATAAATTAGACAACAAAGAATCTTCTATCGAAGGTAAGATAATAGAAGATGTACAGTTAGACAGTTTACCTAGTGCATTAGCTCAAGAAGCTACAGATGATGTTATCTTTAAGGCTAACGAAGGGCCACAAGAAGACTTCCTTGCAGCGGGTGAAACAGACGTTCTGTACGGAGGAGCAGCCGGAGGTGGTAAATCCTACGCGATGCTCGTAGACCCTCTTAGATACGCTCACAGGGCGGCTCACAGGGGTTTGATTATTAGACGGTCTATGCCGGAACTCCGCGAGTTAATAGACAAGTCTAGAGAGTTATATCCTAAAGCTTTTCCGGGATGTAAGTATAAAGAAGTAGAAAAGCTTTGGACGTTTCCAAGCGGAGCTAAAATAGAGTTTGGATTCCTTGAGCGTGATGCGGATGTTTACCGCTATCAGGGTCAAGCATATAGTTGGATAGGTTTTGATGAGATTACACACCTACCTACAGAATTTGCTTGGAATTACTTAGCATCACGATTACGTACTACTGATCCTGAAATTGAAGTATATATGCGCTGCACAGCAAATCCGGGGGGTGCGGGAGCAACATGGGTTAAAAAGCGTTATATTGATGTAGCTCCACCCAACAGTTCTTTTTTAGGTAATGATGGATTAACCAGAAAGTTCATACCAGCACGATTACAAGACAATCCTTTTCTAGCAACAGATGGTAGATATGAAAAGATGCTTCAGGCTTTGCCGCCTACACAGCGTCAACAACTGTTAGAAGGGAATTGGGATGTTGCCGAAGGTGCAGCATTCACAGAGTTTAATCCAATGAATCATGTAATAACTCCTTTTGAGATTCCGTTACATTGGGAACGTGCAAAAGGAATTGACTATGGATATGCTTCAGAAAGTGCATGTGTATGGGGTACAGTTGATCCTAGTGATGGAACTTTAATTATATATAGAGAACTATATAAAAAAGGTCTTTTAGGTACAGAGTTAGCTGATATGCTAATGAACATGGAACTAGAAGATCCTACAAGTGTTGCGGGAGTTTTAGACACAGCTTGCTGGAGTCGCACCGGAACAACAGGCCCGACAGTCGGAGAAACTCTTCAACGAGCAGGACATAAGTTAAGAAGAGCAGATAAGAACCGAATACAGGGCAAAATACAGATCCATGAATACTTGAAGTTGCAGCCAAGCGGTAGGCCACGCATTCAAATATTTAATACTTGCCCGAACCTGATACGCGAACTACAAAGTATTCCTCTGGATAAAACAAATCCTGAAGATGTTAATACACATGCTCCTGATCACGCATATGATGCTTTAAGATACTTGATCATGTCTAGACCTCGTATAAACGATACTTTACAACAGATGCGACAGTTTCAACGAGAACAACATTTCAGACCTTTAGACACAACTTTTGGATACTAATATGAACGGAAAAAAGAAATTAAAATATAATAATGGTGGTCTAGTAGCTCAAAAACAATTTGGGAATGTGGGTTCTTTAGTAGCTCAAGCATCAGGTGATCAAGGATTTAGATCAGGAAGTGTTACAGGAAATTTAAGAAAAGGAAGTGCTGCTGTATCAGCTACTAAATTTAAAGACTCTGCTGGATTTAAATCAGGAAGTATGACAGGAAGTTTAAGAAAAGGAAGTGCTGTTGTATCAGCTAGTAAATATAAAGACTCTGCTGGTGGTCGTAACAAGAACATTAGTATAGAAAAACAATTAAAAAATAAGTCTTCTGTAGGTGCAAACAAATCATCATATGGTATGGGAGCTTCTTATAATAAACAACTAAAAAGCGGCTTTAATTTAAGAGTAGAAGCACATAAAGATGGACGAGGCCAATTATCTGGCAGTATGTCTATTTCTAAGCCACTTTAAAGGTAATTTAAATGCAAGAAGAAAATTCGTTATATGCAAATGCAAACGACATCTTTTACCAAGTAGAAGGTGAAAATGGTTTAGAAATGAACCTTGAAGAGAGTGTGCGTTCTAAACTTGTTGGGTTAATTGAAGATCGTTTTGAACAATCTCAAAGTGCAAGAGAAGCTGACGAACAACGCTGGCTAAAAGCCTATCACAATTTTAGAGGCTTGTACGGAAAACAACAAAGCTTTAGAGAATCTGAAAAATCTAAAGTATTTATTAAAGTTACAAAAACGAAAGTTTTAGCTGCTTTTGGGCAGTTAGTAGATGTTATTTTTGGAACAGGTCAGTTTCCAATTGGAGTTAAAGAAACTCTTATTCCCGAAGGTGTTGCAACATATCGACATGTTGATACAACTCCCGGAATAGAGACATCTCTTTCAGAAGAAGAAGAAGAAGAAAAAAAAGAACAAGAAATTGTTAATCCTTTTGATGTTGGTTATGAAGGGGATGGTAAAGTTTTAAAAGCTGGAGCAACCTTTGGACAAGGTGAATCACGTTTTGAAAGACTTCTAAATGAAGCAGAAGAAAACGGTGAAATTACTTTAACAGATGGCCCTTCTCCTGATCCTAATGTATTAGAAGTTTCTCCAGCTAAAGAAGCTGCTAGAAAAATGCAGAAGTTAATTCACGATCAAATAGAAGAATCAAACGGATCTTCTGAATTACGAAACGCTATTTTTGAAGCGGCTTTATTTGGCACTGGTATTATTAAAGGCCCGTTTAACCACAACAAAACTATTGGAAGGTGGAGAAAGGATGAAGCAACGGGTACTCGCAACTATGACCCTCTTAGTGTGCGTGTACCACGTATTGAATTTGTTAGTATTTGGGACTTTTTCCCCGACCCTAGCGCAACCACAATTGATGAGTGTGAATACACTTTCCACCGTCATAAGCTCAATCGTTCTCAGTTAAGAGCATTATCAAAGCTACCTTATTTTGATAAAGATGCTATACGTGATGCGTTAATGCTTGGGCCTAATTATGTTGAACAAGATTATGAGCATGAGTTAAAAGACGATGCGCGTACAGAAGAATATGGTTCAGGACAGTTTGAAGTTTTAGAATACTGGGGAATCATGGATGCAGAGTATGCGCGTGAAGCTGGCATGGAGCTTGATGAAAATGTTGACGATTTAGATGAAGTACAAATTAATGCTTGGGTTTGTAATGGCAAGCTTCTCCGCACAGTTGTTAATCCATTTACTCCATATCGACTGCCCTATAATGCCTTTAGTTACGAGCGTAATCCTTATAGCTTTTTTGGCATTGGTGTTGCCGAAAATATGGACGACTCGCAACAGATAATGAACGGCCACGCACGTATGGCAATTGACAATCTTGCTTTAAGTGGCTCTTTAGTTTTTGACGTAGACGAGTCTGCTTTAGTTGGTGGGCAGTCAATGGAAATATATCCCGGAAAAGTCTTCCGCAGACAAGCAGGAATGCCGGGCCAAGCTATTCATGGAGTTAAGTTTCCGAACACTTCTCAAGAAAATATGATGATGTTTGATAAGTTTAGGCAGCTTGCTGACGAGCAAACCGGAATACCTAGTTATTCACATGGTCAAACAGGCGTTCAGTCTATGACCCGTACCGCTTCTGGTATGTCTATGTTGCTAGGTGCTGCGTCACTTAATATTAAAACTGTTGTTAAAAACCTAGATGATTTTTTATTAAAGCCTTTAGGTCAAGCATACTATCAATGGAACATGCAGTTTTTCGATGGTCAGTTAGAAATAGAAGGCGATTTAGAAATTAAAGCTATGGGTACAAATAGCTTGATGCAGAAAGAAGTACGTAGTCAACGATTGACAATGTTCTTACAAACTGCACAAAACCCTGCTATTGCACCTTTTGTTAAGATCTCTAAGATCATTAGTGAGCTTGCATACAGTCTTGATTTAGACCCTGATGAAATTCTAAATGATCCTGAAGAAGCGGCTATTATGGCTAAAATCATAGGAGTACAAAATGCTGGACAAGGAAATGGCAGCGAGGCTGTCCCCCCTAGTGACCAATCAGGAGCTATGGGAAGCCCTCAAGGAACACCTCAACAACCTCAAGATGTTGGAGCTACAGGGACTGGCGGTGGCAACATCGGAACTGGAAGTGTTCCGCAAGCAGGGGAAAGTGAGTTCTCTGGCTAACTTAATAAATCTTAAAGAACAAGTAAAAGAAGCTAAACAAAGAATTGAGGATTAATCCATGAAAATACCTAAAAAGTCAGCTAAGAAAGTTTTAAGTTTGTTATCTAAACTTTCTGATAAAGAAGTTGCTGAAGCAGGTGCTAAAGCATCAACGACAAAAAAGAATAAAGTAGATGCTGAACGTATACGCGAAGCTTTAGAAGAACGTCTAGCTGATAATCCTCAGTATTTAGATACTTTAAGTGATGATGAATATATAGATCTAATGGATGCTCTTCCTGAAAAAGAGCGTTTAAAAATGTTAGGTGATGACTATGGCGTTGAAATAGCTGAGTCTCAAGAAGGTATGATGACTTCTATGACACCTAAAGAAGCAGCAAACAGTTTAGAACTATTTACAGGTGCTTCCGAAGTTTCTCAGTATTTAAATACATTAGACGCTAAAGGTCTTAAAGAGTTTAAAGAGAATGTAAATGAAGCAGATGTAGATCTATATGGCCCTGCCTTAGATCGTTTAGAATCTACTGGCCCTAGAGTAGTTAAAGCTGAAGGTGGCTCTATGTTAGTACCACCAGAGCGTGAAGAATATAGCAAGGGCGGTAGAGTTGGCGAGTTAATTGTTAGCATGTTGCGTAAGAATGTTAAGCAAGGCAAGAAGCCAACACGCAAACAAATAGATACTGCTGTAGTTGAAACAAAAGAAACGTATCCTAATTTAATTAAAAAGCTAACTAAAGAAAATAAAGAAGACGAAAAGAGTTTACGGTTTTTTGAAAACTATGCTACAGGCGGTGGCGGTAAAACTGATTTAGATTCAATTATTGCAAGTCTTAAAGATAATGCAACTGAAAGCCAAGAAGCTACAAAACCTTTAGTACGGAAACAAAAAACTTATCGTAGTGATATGGCTAAAAATACTGCGGGTACAGCAGGTGTAACAATGTTGTTACTAGAAGGCCCAGAAGCAGTTAAAGATGTATATGAAAGTTTAACTGAAAGCAAACGTGAAAAGTTTGAAAGTGCATTTAGCGAAGCTCACAATGCAGGAGAAAATACTTTTATGTTTGAAGGTAGCGAATATACTACAGATGTAGCTAAAGGAAGAGAAGCTAAAGCTGAAGGTGGTTCAATGCTACTGCCCCCAGAAATACAAGATACTTATGACAATATTCCAGAAGAAGAAAAAGAAGCGGCTAAAAAGTCACAGCTTCCTGACGCTGAAATGGAAAATAACTATTTGCAATTTATACTTGACGAGTCTTTAGAAGAAGACGATCAAGATTATTTAATGGACGTTTTAGAACAAGATGAACGTCTAAGCAGCATCTTTGATCAAGTTATGGATGTTGCAGGAGAATTCTCAGGTGAAGGGGAAGTAGATGGCCCCGGAACTGGAGTATCAGATTCGATACCCGCAAGGTTATCGGATGGTGAATTTGTTTTCACCAGAAAGGCTACTGATCAACTAGGCGCGGAACAGCTACAAACTATGATGGACGATGCTGAACGTGCTTATGACGGTGGTTTAATGAAAAAAGCATTTGGTGGTATTGCTTATAATCCTATGGGAAATGGTGAAATGTCTAATAGGATTACTGAGGATGAACTTACGGAAGAAGAAATTAAGCGACAAATGATTAGTTCTAACCGTATGCCAAGTGTAACCCCACGATAAGGCCACTCTATTTTAGACCCCTTATCACTTTATAAACCTAGAGGCCACCTTGAAGTATCAAGACCCTTTGTTGTAAACGCGAACAACGAAGCCACCTTGAAAGACTAGCAAGCCCCAAAAGGAGTGTGACGATTATGTCCGAAGCAATTGAAAGTATAACTGAAGAACAAGCACCTAATCCGTACAATTCACGAAAGGACTGGCATGTACCAGATGCTCCAAGTAGAGGAAGTGCAGATGGGCTGTTTTATGATGATAGATCTGAAACACAGGCTACCCGCAGCGCGGCCCCTGAAGAAGTTGAAGAAACATCAGCAAAAAGAACTAACTATAAAAAACGCTATGATGATTTAAAAAAGCATTATGATCAAAAGATTTCAGATTTTAAACAACGAGAACTAGAGTTACAAGCAGCGGCTATGGAGCAACAACCTGCTTACGCACCGCCTAAGTCACTTGAAGATCTTGAACAATTTAAAAGCCAATATCCTGATCTATATGAAACTGTTGAAAGTGTTGCTCACCTACAAAGTGAACAACAACTAGAGCAGATAAAATCAAAGCTTTCTGTTATCGAAGAAAGAGAAGCTGCTATAACACGTAGAGAAGCTGAAACAGCCCTACATGATAGGCATCCCGATTTTGACGAAATAAGAGGCGATGATCGTTTTCACGAATGGGCCAAAGAACAGCCAGAACAAATTCAAGGCTGGATCTATAACAACCCAGATAATGTACCTTTAGCCATTAAAGCAATTGATCTTTATAAGTTGGAGACAGGACTCAGTTCTACTAAGTCTGCTAAGAACAAAAAGTCGCAACCTACTTCATCAGCGGCTGATTTTGTTTCTACTAAAACAAATGCAGTGGATGCAAAACAACCGAAGGTGTGGACTCAACGGGAAATCTCTAAACTTTCGATGGCTCAATTTGACAAATATGAAAGTGAAATTGATCAAGCCATTATGGAAGGCAGAGTAATCCCATAATAATTTAATGTCTTTTTAGGAGAATATAACATGGCTCAATATTTTGAACCCGGCACAGATACTAATGCTAACTTTGCAAACAGTGTCACAGGCCAAACTAACTCGTACTTCCTTCCAGCAGTTTACTCAAAGAAGGTTCTAAACTTCTTCCGTAAAGCTTCTGTATGTGAAGCAATCACTAACACTGACTATGCTGGTGAAATTACTGCTTTCGGTGACTCTGTAAAGATCATCAAAGAGCCTGTAATTTCTGTTTCTGCTTACACCCGTGGCAGCGACACTACAGCTACTAAGCTAACTGACCAAGAAGTTAATTTGGTTGTTGACAACGCTAACGCTTTTAAGTTTATCGTTGACGATATCGAAACTTCTATGTCTCATGTAAACTTCAAAGAAGTTGCATCTTCATCGGCTGCTTACGCTCTGCGTGATGCTTTCGATTCTGCTGTAATTGCTGAGATGTTTGCTGGTGTATCGGCTGCTACTCCTAACCATGTCCTTGGTTCTGACAGCACAACTGACCTAGCTGGCGGTACTTTTGATGGTACTGGTAACTTGGATATTGGTCAAGGTTCTGGCGAACACGATCCTTTGGATGTTATGGCTCACATGGCCCGTCTACTTGACGAGCAAAACGTGCCAGAAGAAGGTCGTTGGTTCCTAGCACCGCCTAGCTTCTACGAGCAGCTTTCACAAGCAAGCTCTAAGTTGATGTCTGTAGACTTTAACGCTGGTCAAGGCTCTATCCGCAACGGTCTGGTTTCTTCAGGCAAGCTGCGTGGCTTTGACATGTATAAGTCTAACAACATTGCAGCTACTACTAACGCTGCTGGCAAGATCCTTGCTGGTCACGTTAGTTCTACTGCAACTGCACAGACTATCACTAGCACTGAGGTCATTCGTGATCCAGATAGCTTTGGTGACATCTGTCGTGGTCTGCATGTATTTGGAGCAGAGGTTCTACGACCTGAAGCTCTAGTATCTGCCTTCTACGGTATAGACTAAGCTGTAAATTAAAGTCGGGGGTGTAAAAGCCCCCGCACTTTTTAAGGAGAAATAAATGCCTCAAGTTGGAAGTAATGCAAAGCCTATAATGATTAAAGGCAAAAAAACTGGAAAGATTTTAGGCGATACAGGAAGTTGGTACACAAAAGAAAATAAGAAAAAATATGAAGATAACTATGATGCTATCTTTAGAAAAGATGAAACTAAATCAAAGGCACAGTAATTATGTCAACAAGTTATTTAGATTTAACAAATGAGCTTCTCCGCGAACTAAACGAAGTTCCTTTAACAGCAGGAAATTTTGCTGCTTCTATTGGCGTTCAACAACATGTTAAAGATTCTGTAAATCGTGCGTACTTTGATATAATTAATGAAGAACCGCAATGGCCTTATTTAGCAGTTACTGAAAGCGGTGATGTAGATCCTATGTACGGAAACGTATATGTAGAAACAGTAGTCGGACAAAGATATTATGAATTGAAACCTGCAAGTAGTTCTATTACTACTGATTATGGTTCAATAGATTGGGATAACTTTTATCTCACAACTGTAGGTGTTAGCGGTGAATCTGCTCCCTTTGAAGGGCGTAATTTACGTTATATTACCACAGAAGAATTTAAAGATTTTCGGAGAGTTTCTGAAAATTTAGATGATGCAAACACTCAAAACTATGGCGTTCCTAATGCTGTTACTAGAAGCCCAGATGCTAGAAAATTTGGATTAAGTCCAATACCAGATAAAGTTTATCGTATTTGGTTTTTTGCATGGAGCCTTCCTACAAAACTATCGAGTGCTACAGACACTTTAGTTTTTCCTGAAGTATACAGTTCTGTTTTATTATCAAGAGCTAGATATTACATACATCAATTTAAAGATAATCCACAAGCAGCAGCGTTTGCATTAGACGATTACAAAAAAGGCTTGCGTAGCATGAGGTCTAATTTATTAGAGCCTACTCCTGCGTATTTTAAAGATGATCGAATGAGATTCGTATAATATGGCAGCTTCACAACCTTTTGGTATTTCATGCAAAGGTGGATTAAACACTAATCTTAATCAGCTTGAAATGCTCTCACAGCCGGGACTTGCTACAAAGTTACAAAACTTTGAAGTAGACCCTGACGGTGGTTATAGACGAATTAATGGTTTTACAGCTTTCGGTTCTACACGACCCAACGGCAGTAATAGAGTTTTAGGTATTCAAGTATATGCAGACGGTGTAGTTGTTTGTTCTGGCACAAATATATATTTTAGTGTTGATGGCAATAGCTGGTTACAAATTAATAGATCTGGTGTACATAGTTCTGGAGATAATTATTCTACATTTACAGGACGAAGTGTTTTAACTAGATCAGGACAAAAACAAACATCTTTTGCGGTGTTTGAAGGTAATACAGATTATGGAGCATTAATTATTTGCGATGGTGCAAATAAACCTTATTATTTTTACATGACAGGTACAGGTGATTTAAATACTCGTACTTTTTTTGCTGAAGAAATAACTGTAAATAGCACTGAAGCTCCTGATGTTTGTGCAATACATGATCATCATTTAGTAGTTTCAGGAACTTCAGAAAATAAAAATACTATTTATTATAGTCATAATTTTGAGCCAAATAACTTTACTGGTGCTGGAGCAGGAAGCATAAAGCTAAGTGACCAAGTAGTAGCAATTAAAAGTTTTCGTAATGACTTAATGGTTTTTTGTAAAAATAGTATACATAAACTTATTAATATTAATGACTCTTCTAATATTGCAGTAGTTCCAATAACTAAAAATGTTGGTTGTTTAAGTTCTCACAGTGTTCAAGAAATTGGCGGTGACTTAGTATTTTTAAGTCCTGACGGTATTCGTTCAGTTGCGGGTACTGCAAGAATCGGAGATGTTGAATTAGGATCTGTAAGTAGACAAGTACAAGATCTTATTTCAAACTTAGCAACATTAATAGATACACATGTAATAACAAGTGC